CTTATACAAAAGATTGCTGTCAATACTTTTTTTACTCCTACTTTCTTTTTCATATCTCTGTGTTTTTGTTATATTCAAATATAAGGAGTATTTCACAATACTCCAAACTATTTTCTCTTTTTCTTTGGTTCAAATGTAACTTGTGCTATGACCCTGTCAAATGCACCAGGCATATACCCAAAGAACCAGGATACACTATCAAATACTCTCTCACCATATTCATTGATATGGCTTCCCATACTGTTGTTGACATTATCCTCTGACTTATCAGAGTGAGTGAATATGTGTAGTTTTGCTGACTTTATTCCTTTGTAACTCTTTGCTACCACAGTTTTGTATTCTGTATATCCTTGTGAATGATAAAGTGTAGCCTGTGACTGGAACTGATCCAATGTATCAAGTGCCTGGATAAGACCTCTCTCAATATGGACTTCATAGAATGCAGTCCTTACTCCATCTGCTCTATCATTTGATAGAAAGTCCTTGAATGCTTTTGTCTGTTCAGGGATGTTGATAACACCATTGTTACCTTTCACTTTTGCGCTATATGTTTCCATTTTATTGTGTGTTTTTGTTATATTCAAATATAAGGAACTTTTTTGATTCTATCAAAGATTATTCCAATAATCTGCAACTTTTTCTGTTGCATTTTCTTTCCACACTTTTTCAACTTCAACTCTTTTTGCTTTGAGTTTTTTGTTATTCCAACCAATAGCATATTCCATATCATCATATGGATAAATCTCTGGGTGGATCATAGCAAACCATGCTTTGAAGTTTTCTCTGCTTATCTCACCCTGTCTTACACAGAATAAACCATGTTCATCAAACAACTTGTTGATACCATCAACTATCATTTGTTTGGTCAATCTATTTGAGAAGTGTTCAGAGTATAGACCTGGTTTTGGTATCAAATCAACTTCTGTATTTTTATACTTTGCTATTTGTTTCTGTAACTCAACATCTACTGGTTGTAACTCACAACAATAGAAATCACATAAGTAGTCAATATGTGTGTCTAATAAATAAACCTGTCTCATTTTCTCTGTCTTGCTCATAATATAAAGTTTTTAGGGTTTTTGTATATTCAAATATAAGGATTCTTTTCTAATGGACCAAATGATTACAACTTATTTTCAATATGGTTATTCCAGATAGAGTGTAGACCTTCCTCATATTCAAAAGTATTTGAGTATGATTTGTAGAGTCTATCCATATCTTTGATAAAGGATTTCACTTCTTTCTTATCAAGAAGTGAAATCAACTCATCAACTATCTCAGTAACTTTTTCTTTATCAGAAGTCCATTCAACACTAACAGGGAAGTTATAGGATACAGTGTAATATACACATTCAAAGTATTCTCTTGTTGTTTTATACATTTTCATAATGGGGAGTTTTTGTGTTTTTGTATATTCAAATATAAGGAACTTTTCTGATTCTACCAAACTTATTGTAAGTTTTCATCAACCCATTTGTCAAACTCCTCTTTATCTTTTTTAGAGTCTCTGAAAACCTCATCAATCTTTTTTTCTCTGTTTTCACTTATCAACCACTGGATTATCTCAACTGATAAACTGGTAATAACCTTATCATAAAGAAGTGGTTTCATTATGTGTTGGTTGTCATTGAAGTTATGCCAGAAATCTTTACTGAAACCACCATTGATATACTGTGAGTTTGTATCCTCATCATCTATTGTCATACAGACAACCTCATCAATCCAGTGTGTATTTGAACCATCACTGAACTTAGAAATCATTTCATCTATTCCAATACCAAGTTCAAACTCCTCAGTATCTAAGAATACTCTTTCTTTCATTGTTTCCAATGCCCTTACTGGTATGATGTCAGCAAAAACACCAATAACCTTTTCTAACTTGTTTTCCATATCATTTATTATTTATACAACAAATATACAAAAAATAACTATAAAAACTATAATATACACTAAAAAAATAAAAAAAATATGGCAAGAACACAGAGAGATCCTAAAACAGATGAGGAACTGATTGAATGGATCAAGTCAAAAAAGACAATAAAAGAGTTGAGAATGGATAACTATGCTCACTATCAACAGTGTATCAAAAGAGGGTTGAAAGGATACTTTCCAGAAAAAATGACTTCACAGTTGAAATACACAGATGAGGAACTGATTGAGTGGATTGAATCATTTGATACTATTGGTGAAATGAGAAATGATAGTTACAACAAATATACTGTCTCAAAAAGAAGGAAACTCAACAAATACTTTCCAAAGAAAAGGACCAGGTGTGGCAACATTGCTGGTGTAGAAGCAGCAAAAGAACCAAAAGTGGTTAGAGAAAGGAAAATGAAACCTGTAAAGGAAACACCAGAACCTACACCAGTAGAGAAAGTAGAGAGAACAAAGAAAATGTATAAAGGAATGAATCTAAATGATGGAAACATTCTATGTGGTAGGTGTCTTGAAACAAAACCAAAGAGCAATAGCAGGTTGATATGCTATACCTGCCAGAAAGTTATTGCATCAAACACAACAAGAGGTATAGACACAAACAAGTTCAATGTAAAGGATTACTTTTGTCATACAAAGATTGTTGATGGTGGTAGAGAGTTCCATATAGATCTAAGGACTGATGAGAGAACACAGGAATACCTAACATTGATTGGTTATGGATTCATATTCAAAGAGGAGTATGATGTCTAAGAACAGACACTCTTGGTGAGTGTCTTTCCACTCAGAGTCTGGTATGTGGTGGGTAACAAAATATATTATTATTATTATTATTATTATTATTATTATATCATGATACTCTTATACACTTTGAAAAAAAACAAAAGGGGAAGTGTATAATATAATATATACAATATGTATAACTTACTTGGAAGTGAGTAACACACAAAAAACAATACACACATTATGAAAACAATCAAGATTGGAAAAGAGTTAGATTATATCCTCTCTCTACAAAAGAGGAAAGATGCCAAACATAGAATCATAAAGGTATATGATGCCCTCCTGTATAAAAATACAAAGTCAGATAAGAAAGGATACTTTCAATGTCCATCACTATACTTATATAAGGTCTCACCTAAATACTTCAAAGTTATTGACCTACTGAAAAAACACAAGATCATAGATTACTTATCATATAACTATGATGATAAAGATTTATTTGACATCAAAAGAAAAAAGTTCTACCACACAGAACAAGGAGTGTGTATGAGTTACAAGTTTCTTATTGACATAGAGAATGGTTATGACTATGAAATAACAACAGACTTCTCAAAACTATATGAAGGTGAGAAATGGTATTGGAAAACAAGATACTCATTGCTACAACTAAACTTTCCATCAGATGGTCTCCTGATAAAGAGAGATTCATTCAGTAGGAGACTACACACAAGCATAACTGGCAACATTGGTGATGGTGGATCTTACAAAGACCTACTATCTGGTGGTGAATACTGGTCTATTGATGCAAAGACCTGTCAACCAAGATTACTTTGGTTACACCTAAAAGAGATAGGACTACAAGATGATAAACTGAATGAGGTATTTGAGAATAACATTGACTTTTATGAATATGTAATGAAAAGAACACCATCAATAGGTGATAGAGATGATGCAAAGGAAGTATTTACATCCTGGATAAATGGAAATGGGTATATTGATTCTGAAAAAGCAACCATAAGAGACATATTCTCAACAGCAAATGAGTTCATAAAAAAATATAAAACAGACAACTATAAGAATGTTTGTAGGTTGTTACAATACAAAGAAGCAACCATATTCATAGATGACCTACTCAACAACATTGACTTGGAGTTCTGTCTTACAGTCCATGATTCTCTCATAGTAAAGAAAGAGGATGTAGAATATGCCCTAAACTTCTGTAAAGAAAAATACCCTGAAATGGTATTCATAGCCAAAGAAATAGCAAGGGACTAAACAAAATATAATATATAACTATAATAACTATAAAATAAAAAAAGAATATGGAATACAAGATTTATGCACTGAAAGATCCAACAGACAACCTGATAAAGTATGTTGGAGTATCTAAGAATGTTGACATTAGATACAAACAACACTATTACTCAAAAGATGTAAGAGACAACAACCTTTGGATTGCTGACCTCAAATCAAAGAACCTAAAACCAGAACTCATTATCCTTGAAACATTGGATTCTGATGACAGAAATGTTGCATTGAATAGAGAAAGATTCTACATTGACCAATATAAAGGAACTATTTGGAACATTGATGGAACTGGAAAGGAAAGAGGTAAGACAAAAAACAAATACACAACCATTTGCATTGATACAGAGATCAAATCAGAACTTGATAAGGTTATGATTGAAACAGGAAAGAAAATGACTTACAATGAGATTCTACAATACCTTATTGATTTCTACAATGAAGCAAATGAGGAGGATGACTTTGTCCAGAGAATGATGGATGGAGATATGATTGATGATGGACCAGAGACATTTGACTTCTAACCATAAACAATCCACACTTTCCTTTTTACACATTTAGAAGGAAATATATAAAAGAAAAAACAAACACACAATGAAAAAAGACATTATCAAAAAAGCAGAGATAAGAGAAAGAGATGTAGTTTCTTTCAACTTACAAAACTTGGGTATAACAGAAGTTATATTCTCAGAGATAGGTTCATTCTCACCTTGGGACCTGAAATACAAAAGAGATGGTGATTGGTTTGCATGTAATGTAAAGGTGTTTCAACACACCTCAGACAAACCATATGACTTTATGAAATGGAATAGTTCCTGGAAAACAAATCCTATTGAAGGACACCCAGTAAAGAGAACTGTTCTGGAAAGACTTATGACCATATCAATGACAGAAACATTCCAGGACTCACAGACTATCAAAATAGATGACAGCAATAGTTTTGAGGATACATTCACAAACTATTACAGACCAAGTATGTTATACTTATTCTCTGATGGTGTTGCATTAGAATGGATGATTGATGAACTACCAATCTCCTGGGATCCTGTGAATGTAGGATTCAAATCAAAACACTTTGTAGGTGCTTGGAATCCTAAAACACAAGAGGATTGGACACCAGTCTTACAACAGTTCTATGGTTTGAAACCAGAACTTGCTAACAGATATGAATGGAAAGAACCTACAAGACAACTGAAATCTTGGAGAAATGAGGATTGCCCTTCTTTCACCAAAAAACAAGAATACTTACAATCACTTACTGATCCAAAAATGAAATAATATGAATGTTAGACTACACAGAAAAGGAACTGGTTGATTATGATACCTACCTAAAAACAGTAAAAAAGAGAATACAAAAACTAAATACTCTAACTGACACATATGTTCTAATCTCACAGATTGACATTGAGAATGTAAAACAATCAAAGGATGATAAGGGAAAGTGGGAGTTCCTATACAAGATTGAAACAGGAACAAAGTTTGTAGATTATCAACAATCAATGGGTTTGATAAAATACACAGACTTCCATACTTGGAAAAAGGAAAAAACACAAAAAATCAGAGATCAAAAACTCAAACTTCTTGGAATATGACAATATAAATAATGTGAGAACATCTACTAATACTCACTTTATTCATTCTAAAACCTCTTGATAAACTTCAAGAGGTTTTTTTATATTTTGAAAAAAACATTATGAAAATAGAAACCATAATGGAGCAGTGGGAGGAATACATAATGGATAGAACATTACTCCTTGTGTCAAGTGTAGAGAATGAGGACTATGAGTTCTCACAGATTATGAAAGATGAGATTGACAAGAAAGTCAGTGATCTTGCCAAGTTACTACAAGATAACAAACTCACAACATTGGACCACCATTCAGTAGTTGAGCAACTCAATAAGAGGACTCACCTTCATATGAAAGAGTGGTATGATATACTGGAAGTTCCTGATGAAAAAAGAGCAAGTTTTTAGCAGGAGACATTATAGATAATAATATATACTTTATGTATAACAATGTAAAATGAGTGAGTTATTATAGATAAAAATATACTAAAATAAAAAAAATGAGAAAAAAAGACCCAAAATACAAAAAACAAGACCTAATCAACATTATTGTTGAAAAGAGTTGTAAGGGTGTTCTACAACCAGAGATAATAAACTGGTTGATGACAGAAGGTGAATGTAAGATTTCTTATTGTTATGACTTATTGAGAGAGTCTAAACCTATCATACAAGACACACTCAAAGACCTGTCTAAGGACAGACTTGAAAAGACAATAGCAGACCTTGAACAAATGATGTGGGAAGCAAAGAAAGCAGGTGATAAGAAACTTGCGCTTGAAATCTACAAAGAGATAAACAAGATTACTGGTATGGGAACACAGAAAGTGGACATCACTACTGGTGGTGACAAAATAAACCAAATCTCAGTCATTAGATTGATTGAGATCAAAAATGAAAATGATAAAGATGAGAACATTGAAGGAGAAGTATAAGAACAAAAGGTTCTATGAAAATGGAGTAGAGTATGATTTCAGAAACATAACACCTGAGAAGTTAGAAAGAATGTATAACAACAACAAAAACCTAAGACACCTGTTTGTTGAACAAGAGGAGTTTGTTGAAGTTACACCTGAGGTTGTCCTGACACCTGAGCAGTTTGATACAATGGTCAAAGAAGTAGCAAAGAGACCAAGAAAAAAGAAGTAAGAGTATATGAGTAAGAAAGTAAAGTTGTTGAATGGTGATAACATTGAGTTATTGAAAACATTGCCAGAAAATAGTATTGATTCTATTGTGACTGATCCACCATATGGATTGTCATTTATGGGAAAGAAATGGGACTATGATGTTCCTTCTGTTGATTTCTGGAAAGAAGTGTATAGAGTCCTAAAACCAGGTGGTCATGTTCTTTCATTTGGTGGGACCAGAACATACCATAGAATGACTGTGAATATAGAGGATGCTGGGTTTGAGATAAGAGACCAGATACAATGGTTGTATGGTTCAGGTTTTCCTAAGTCACACAATATATCAAAAGCAATAAACAAAAGTGAAGGTGTTGAGTTCTATACAAAACCAGCAGAAGGTGTTGGGTTTATGAATGCAGAAGGTGAAGGTGGGTATAATGTTACTATGAACCAAATGATACAATCAGGTGAGGACACTGAGAATGCTAATAAATGGAAGGGTTGGGGAACTGCGCTAAAACCAGCAAATGAACCAATCTGTGTAGCAAGAAAGCCATTGAGTGAAAAGACTATTGCTGAGAATGTCATAAAATGGGGAACTGGTGGAATCAACATAGATGGTTGTAAGATTGGTAGTGAAGTAAGAACAACACCAGTTGGTTCAAATGATGAGAGAGATGATGAAACACTATTTGGATTGAACTCAACTATACACCACAAAAGAGAGGAAACAACAGAAGGTAGATTTCCAGCAAACATTATATTAGATGAGGAAGCAGGTAGAGTGTTAGATGAACAGAGTGGTCCAACTTCACAAGGACATTGGTCAAAAGGAAAGACAAAAGGATTTGGTGAGTTTGGTGGTGGAAAGACAACATATGAAGGTGTTGGTCCAAAAGATAAGAATAAAGATAAAGGTGGTGCATCAAGGTTCTTTTATTGTCCAAAAGTAAGTAAGAAGGAAAGAAATGCTGGTTGTGATGATTTGGAAGAAGTTCAAATGGATGAGAGTAGAAAAGAAGGAAATCCTGGTGGTGACAACCCAAGAAATAGAGGTGTCAATAAAGCAAAGAACAATCATCCAACAGTAAAACCTATTGACCTAATGGCATATCTATGTAGATTGATTACACCACCTAATGGTATTGTTCTTGATCCTTTTATGGGTTCAGGTTCAACAGGAATAGCAGCATTGAGAGAAGGGTTTAGATTCTGTGGAATGGAACAAGACAAAAACTATTTTGAGATAGCAGAAAAAAGAATACAATGGGGTGAGACAACTTACACTGAAACACACTAAGGTATTCACAAAAAACCTAAAAGGTCTTGGAGATCCAAACACCAGGTTTATAGTCAATCAAGGAGGGACCAGGTCAAGTAAGACCTACTCTCTTTGTCAGTTGATTATATTTTATTGTCTACAAAATGGGAACAAGGTTGTATCTGTTGTAAGAAAGTCATTTCCTTCATTGAGAGGTTCTGTAATGAAAGACTTTTTTGAGATAATGAATGACTTAGGACTCTACTCTGAAAGAAACCATAAGAAGGTTGAACACATATACACCTTTGATAATGGTTCAAGTGTAGAGTTCTTTTCATTGGATGATGCACAAAAAGTGAGAGGTAGAAAGAGAGATGTTCTTTGGGCTAATGAAGCAAATGAACTTACATTTGAGGACTACACTCAGTTGAATATGAGAACAACAGAAAAGTTATTCTTTGACTTCAACCCTTCTGATGATGAACACTGGCTATATCCTATCATAGACAAACCAGATTGTCTGTTTATACACTCAACATACAAAGACAATACATTCTTGCCAGAATCACTGGTAAAAGAGATTGAGGATCTTATTCAAGTGGATCAAGACTACTACAACATTTATGCTCTTGGACTACCTTCTAAATCAACACATACTATTTACAACCACCAGAAACCTTATTTAGAGGAACTACCAAGATATGATGATGTCATACTTGGACTTGACTTTGGTTTCAAACACTCAACAGCGCTCATTATGTGCCAGTTCAGAGAGGATGTGTGTTATGTGAAAGAACTGATTTATGAGACACACCTTACAAGTGAGGACCTTGTTGATAAGATGAATAAGGTATTCACAGAGAATAGCCTTAGAAAGAGTCAGTTGGTTG